ACATGAACGACGAGACTCATAGATTCTTCCGCTTCAGCAACGAGCAATCTTACGACCAACTGACGGCTGCTGGTAACGCTGCTAGGAACCTACCAGACGGCAACGGCACTGACAGGTGGCTTGCACTTTGGTCTGACACATTCCTTGACCCAGAGACCACCAGCGACCGTCTGTATTGCATCAAGCGCAGTGGCATCCTTGAGTCTGACAACTTTGACCGCGATGGCATCGAAGAGCTGAACCTCGAGAGCTACCTTGAGCGTTTGCAGTGGGAACCGCCCGTCGAAGATGATCTTGAGATGATGGATGAGATCCCTGAATACACCGGCATCCTTTACTAGAACCATGGACGAACTAGAACAACCACTCACAGAGATCGAGCAGTCCCGTGCTGATACTGGCTTTCGTTATTACGTTGTGCAACCTGATGTCTACACCGGACTCGTAGCAGCCGTAGACTCTGACCGTCAATACCCGAACAAGCAAGGCACCACGATGACTGGGTTGCCACCTGTTGACAACCTTGCCGAAGCTACGGATGGCAGTGGGAGACTCATTGCTATCGACTGCTGGAGATTTACATCTAACGATGACGCGATGCTTGAGGGGACTTCGGGTGTCCAGGAATTAACTCAGCTTGAGTTCTTAGCTCTTAAGCCTCAACCTACAGAGGAACTACTTTAACAACAACAATAACATATGCACGAAGCCGCTACAGCACAGCAACTCTATACCACCCTAGAAGGAGCACGGTATTCCTATCTTGATCGGGGAAGGGCCTGTTCAAAGCTGACTCTTCCTTATGTTATGCCGGACGAGGGCTTCGGTCCCCACAGTCGCCTTGAGACACCTTTCAGTGGTGTAGGTTCCCGTGGTGTTAACAATCTTGCTTCAAAACTGTTGCTTGCTTTGTTACCTCCGAACGCACCATTCTTTAGATTCCAAGCCAACGAAAAGAAGCTTGCCGAGGACGAGACACCTCCTGAGTTGATGAGCGAGATCGAAGCATCTCTTCAAGCCTTGGAGGAGCTAGTGATGGATGAGGTTACCCGAGGTGCATACCGAGTTGCTCTTCACGAAGCCCTTAAGCATCTTATCATCACCGGTAACGCACTTCTATACCTACCGGATGAAGGAGGACTCCGAGTCTTTCACCTCGACCGCTTTGTTGTCCAGCGTGATCCTATGGGTAATTTGTTAGCTGTAGCCACCAAGGAGTCTGTTGCATTTAACACTCTTTCGGAGGAAGTGCGTAAGCGACTACAACAACAAGATCCTAATGTAGCGACAAGTGACGCTAAGGTGGACCTGTTTACTTCATGTAAGCGCACCGGCAACGAGTGGATTATTACCCAAGATGTTAATGGTGTGGACATCCCATATGCCGGTGGCAAGGTAACACTAGACCGCAACCCATTCATCCCTTTGAGACTTTCGAGGATTGACGGTGAAGCTTACGGACGTGGGTTCGTTGAGGAATACCTCGGTGACATCCAAAGTCTCGAAGCGTTGACCCGTGCTATTGTTGAAGGATCGGCTGCTGCTGCTAAGGTTCTCTTTCTTGTTAACCCTAACGGCACCACAAGAGCTCGGACGCTTGCTGAAAGCCCCAACGGTGCGATTGTCCAAGGCAACGCTGCTGATGTTAACACTCTTCAACTCGATAAGTTCAATGACTTCCGCACTGCCCAGGTTACCATGGAAGCCATCAAGGACCGCCTTGGAGCCGCCTTCTTGTTGACCTCAGGTGTAGTCCGACAGGCCGAGCGTGTGACAGCCGAAGAGATCCGTATGTTATCCCAAGAGCTTGAGGCTTCCCTAGGTGGTCTTTACTCGCTCCTTGCTGCTGAGATGCAAATGCCATTGGTGAAGCGGATCATGTCGGTAATGCAAAAGAAGAAGTTGTTACCTAAGCTCCCTAAGGACTTGGTGAAGCCAGTGATTGTTACAGGGGTGGAAGCCCTTGGTAGAGGTAACGATCTTTCTAAACTAGATTTATTCCTTGCCGGTGCTGCTCAGGTCGTAGGACCAGAAGCTATCGGCCAGTTTGTTAATGTTGAAGACTACTTTAAGCGTCGTGCAACTGCTCTCGGTATCAAGACCGAAGGCCTCATCAAGAGCGCCGAGCAGATGCAACAAGAAGCACAAATGCAACAGATGCAAGCTATGACTGAAAAGCTCGGACCAGCCGGCATTAAAGCCTTGAATGATCAGGCGATGGCCGGTAACGTGCAACCAGTCGAACCACAATAATAAACATGGAAAGCGTTACATTTAGCGAACCTACAGAACAGGAGAATATCTCTCTTGAACAACAGGCTGAGATGCAAGAAGAAGCAGCAGCAGCCCAACAACAGCCTGATGATGCTGAACAACCACAACAGCCCGAAGCGGATGAAGCTACCTCCGAGCGCCCTGAGTGGTTACCGGAGAAGTTTGATAACCCGGAGGCTTTAGCAGAAGCTTACAGCAACCTCGAAAAGCAGTTCCATGAGAACAAAGCCGAGACCGAAGAAAGTAACAACACCGAGGACACCCCTGAGGTAACCAACAGCGCAATCAACAGTGCGTCCGACGAGTTCTTTGAGACCGGTTCCTTGTCCGAAGAGACCTATAAGAATCTTGAGGCGAACGGCATTCCTAAGGAGATGGTTGATATGTATGTTACTGGTTACGAAGCCTTTGCTAACCAACAACAACAAGCCTTGATGAATGAGGCTGGAGGCGCGGAGAACTACGAGGCTATGTCCGAGTGGGCAGCAACATCGTTAACAGACCAAGAACAAGAGGTGTATAACAACACTGTCGAGTCAGGGGATATTAACGCAGCAACCATGGCTATCCGAGGTCTTTACGCTCGCTTCCAGTCGGACGGTGGAACACCTGTTTCTCTTGTCCAAGGTGACACCTCGGGAACAGCTGGGGCCGTGCCGTTTAGTTCCGCTAAGGAGATGACGGTTGCAATGCAAGACCCACGTTACGGTTACGACACTAAGTATCGGGATCAAATCGCTCAACGTCTCTCAGTCACAACCTCATTTTAATTATGTCAGCTATTATTACTTACATCCTCGAAAACACCCAAGAACTATTGGGAGCGCTCTCTATGGCCGTAGCAGCTTGTTCCGCTATTGCAGCCCTTACACCTACACCTGTCGATGATGGGTTGGTCAAGAAGCTTTACTCTGTTGTCGATTTCTTTGCGCTTAACATTGGGCGTGCCAAACAAAAATAACAACCTCAACCACACACACGCACCACATGTCTGTGTCTCTGCTAGTCAAGCTACTTATATCGTTCCCTCGGTTAGCAGAGGCCTTTCGTGGTCTTATGGACGCCTATGAAGAGAAGCTATATGTTGAACGTCACAGCAATATGCGTGATGTTATTGATGCCTGGATGCACGCCGACTCTTCGGCCGACAAAGCTCCCTTACTTTTTAGAGAGGGCCAAAGAACAGCGATGGACGGCGGAACAGAAGCAGGTGGTGGGGGAGATGTTACATTACATCAACGACCTAGAGAACACTCAAGATGCCCACTAAACGAAAAGGACTGTCCCTTCGCAAAGAACACAAGTCAGAAAAAGGAGGCTTAACAGAAAAAGGCCGCAAGTATTACAACCGGAAAACCGGTAGCAACTTAAAGAAACCGCAACCAGAGGGAGGACCGAGGAAGCGGTCTTTTTGTGCGCGGATGTCGGGAGTTAAAGGCCCGATGAAAGATTCCAAAGGCAGGCCCACAAGGAAAGCCCTTGCGCTTCGAAGGTGGAAATGCTGACCCCAAAACCCCAACACTAACAACAATAACACTATTATGCCCAAAGTAGGAGATAAGTCGTATCCGTATACCCCTAAAGGTAAAAAAGCAGCTAAGAAGGCGGCTAAGCGGAAGGGGTTAAAGATCATGTCGAAGACGAAGAAAGGAAAGGGGACGTGAGGCAAATAAATGATAACCTCCTGTTAGGAGATGTTATTGAAATCACTTTCCTTGACCACGTGCAAGACAGCACCGATGGTCCCCTTGAATGCTCAGTCTATGGTTCACTTACGGACGTAGGCGATAACTACCTTACTGTTACCTCATGGCAAAGCTGTGACGATAACACAACAACTTTCACCATTATTACAAGCTGCATAAGTAGCTTGGTGGTGTTTAAACCAAACGTCATCATAAAGATAGACTCCCCCGAGGCCGACGATGAGACCCACTGCGGTGGACAATCAATAACTCCGAACCCGGTTAAGGATACATCAAAGAATGAGGACAACCTTAACAACAACAACAACAAATAGAAACCCATAAACTATGGCTAACACCCTACCGTCCCGCTTGGGACTTGTTAACAATACGGGAACAGCAGTTGATGCTTTGTTCCTCAAGGTGTTCTCAGGAGAAATCCTGACCACCTTCGAAGAGTTCAACGTGATGAAAGGACTTCACACGATTCGGACTATCGCTAACGGAAAGTCTGCTCAGTTCCCAGTAACTGGCATTGCTTCGGCAGCTTACCACACACCAGGTGAAAACATTGCGGATTCAACCGCTGGTTACCTGAGTCAGATTAAGCACGCTGAGAAAGTCATTAACATTGATGATGTCCTGCTTGCTTCAACCTTCATCGCAAACATTGATGAGCTTAAGAACCACTACGATGTCCGTAGCATTTACGCTAAGGAACTCGGTAAGGCTCTTGCAAAGCGTTTCGATCTTGCAACCATGAAGACACTTGTGGCTGCTGCTCGCGCTGGTGCTACTATTACTGGTGGTAAAGCTGGTATTCAGATTGACAGCAACAGCGGTGGCGTAAATGACCTTAGTGGCACTGAGATCCAAGCGGCTCTTTTCGCTGCTGCTCAGAAGCTTGACGAGAACGACATCCCTGATGACGGACAGCGTTTCGCTATCCTTAAGCCAAAAGACTACTACACATTAATCGCCTCTGGTGAAGAGGTTGTTAATCGTGACTTTGGTGGTCGTGGTGATGTTGCCTCTGGACGCATCCCAATGGTTGCTGGAATTAACCTCTACAAGAGTAATCACCTTGCTGATGTAGCTGTTGATCTTTCTGGAACCACTGATGGTGACGGAGAAGCAAGCAACCAGCCATTCGGTGGTGCTACTTCTGGTGGTCCGGGTTACAACGGCGACCTTTCAGCAACTGAGATCATCGGTGGACACCCATCGGCTATCGGAACTGTTAAGCTCCTTGACCTTGCTACCGAAAGCGACTACAAGGTCGAACTCCAAGGAAACCTGTTCGTAGCTAAGTATGCTATGGGCCACGGTATCCTTCGCCCCGAGGCAGCCTTTGAAATCAAAGACTCCTAATACCCCCACTAACCCCCAACGGTCGCACTCCTTGTCTTTATTGAGAGGGGGTGCGGCCTTTTCCTTTTTCTTTTCCTTTATAATTAATATGGCTACCCTTACCTCTAAACTTGACGCGGTTAACACCATGCTCGGTTACATTACCGAGGCTCCTGTAAACTCTATTGCTGACACCGCCGCTTTGCCGCCATCCGCTGCGCTTGCCAAAGGTGTTCTTGACGAAGTGTCACGAGAGGTCCAGCAAGAGGGATGGCATTTCAACACCGCCCAAGACTACACTTTGGAAGCCAATGCCGCCAGTAATTTTGTGTTACCTGACAACGTCCTTCAAGTGGACACAGTTGACACCAGTTATGATGTAGTCCAACGAGGCACCACATTGTTTGACCGTAAGAACTACACTGACACATTCACTGTAGACGAGCTTAAGGTTAACATTACCTTTCTACTTGAATACGAAGAGCTTCCCGAACAGGCTCGACGTTACATCGCTCTCAAGGCGTCCCGTATGTTTGCTAACAGACTTGTTGGCTCTCGGGAGATTGAGGCACTTATTTATCGGGACGAGATCCGCGCCAAGGCATCTATGGAAGAAGCCGAAGGTAACAACTCTGACCGCACCATTTTCGAAAACTACGACACTGCTACACGCATCGGAATCAACCGCCGCTTTGATCTTGCTTAACAAGTAACACCAATGGCTAACATAACAACAACCATCCCTAACCTCATCCAAGGGGTCAGCCAACAGTCACCTCAGTTGCGCTTAGCGGGTCAATGTGAAGAGCAGATCAACGGTCTGTCCACAGTCACCAAAGGACTCACTAAGCGTCCCCCTGCTAGACTTATCAAGGATCTAGGGGAGGTGGCTTTGGAGGGTGACTTTGTCCACTTTCTTAACCGGAGTGAGACGGAAAGGTATGTTGTTATTATTCAAAACAGGACATCAGGGAACAACAATGCAACCATCCGTGCGTTCAACCTAGACACCGGAGCCGAGGCATCCATTGAAGGAGAAACAGGTGGTTACCAGGTGGACAGTAGTTACCTTAACATCCCTGAAGCAACCAAGACCCACGAGAAACTCAAGGCTATTACCCTTGGGGATAGCACCTTTCTTCTTAACACTGATGTGGTGGTCGCAAAGACCGACGAGAAGTCAGAAGAACTAGATAAGTCACGAGCGTTAGCATTTATTAAGCAAGGAGACTTTGGTAAGAAGTATGGCTTGAAGTTCCGCGACAAAGGCACCTTTAACGGTAACGGCGCTCGTTTTGACGTAACGTGGAAAGAGACAAGCGTACCTTACGTAACAGACGAAGAAGAACTCGAAAAGAAGTTCTATTATCAAATCCAATCCATCTCGGTGGCATACGGTGGTTCCGGTTACAACATTAACGATGAGCCGACCATTGATTTCGCGGGTGTCGATTGGGACGTGCGTCCTGAATTTAACATCACGGTTCAAGAAGAGACAGTAGCGGGTGAAGGGGGTCCGGTTATTGATATCGAACTTCTACACAGCGGACAGTCATCTGTTAGATTCTCTCCGCAAGAACTCACTACGACGGGGTATGCTTCGCCTGCTTATGAGGAAGCAAGTATTATAACACAGGACAGCAATAGCTCTTTAAAAGAAGCGGTGACGGATGCAGCCAACATTGCCTCACAATTAACTCGCGTATTAAACGCTTTGGACGCATCCAGCGATCTTGCCGACGGCACGGGTAATCAGATACTCGCCGACGCTTACACCTCCAAGGACAAAGATGGTTCTATTCTTATTAACCGTAACGATGGTAACGACTTTTTTCTTGAGGCCTTCGATGGTCTTGCCGGTGCCGGTCTAGGACTCGTCCACAAGGAAGTTGATGCTCTTTCGGATCTTCCCGTGCGTGCTCCTGATAGTTTCCGGGTTGCCGTGCGTGGTGATGCCGATGCTAACGAGGACGACTACTATCTCCGCTTCGAAACCAACGATGGACAAGCCTTTGGTGAAGGAGGATGGGTGGAGGATATTGGCCCCGGTATTGACGTTGCCTTGGACGCTGACACCTTACCTATGCAGTTGGTCAACACCGATGTTAACACCTTTACCCTTACCACAACCGGTTGGACACAACGAAAGGTAGGTGACGACGAGACCAATCCATTCCCATCCTTTGTCGGCACGACCCTTAACAACTTTGTATTCTTTAAGAACCGACTAGGATTCGTCTACGAGGACTCTGTGGTGTTATCGGAAGCCGGAGAACTCTTTAACTTCTTTAGGACCACCGTAAGGACTCTGTTGGATACCGCTCCGATTGATGTTACATCGGCAACCGCTAACGTAACAAACCTAAGAAGTAGTGTAGCGTTCCAAGAGAACCTATTGTTATTTGCAGACAGAGGACAGTTTGTTCTTAAGGGTGATCCCTTGACCAACGAAACCATCACTCTTGAGGCTGTAACCAACTATGATGTTAACACATCCGAAGAT